TGGCCGGTGCCGACCTGTACGGTGCCAACCTGTCCGGTGCCGACCTGTACGGTGCCAACCTGGCCGGTACCGACCTGTACGGTGCCAACCTGGCCGGTGCCAACCTGGCCGGTGAAACACTCACCAAGGCTCCCATCTCTATTCCCAATCTGATCTGGCCGGTCCTTATTACTGAGGGCTTCATGCGGATCGGATGCCAACGTCACTCTCACGAGGAGTGGAAATCCTTCGATGGCGGTGCCATCAGTCGTATGGAAAGTCGTGCAATCGAATTTTGGGCACAATGGAAAGCTCCTTTGCTGGCTATGTGCGATAACCATGCCATCACTAAGGAGAACCAAAATGGCTGAAGTCAAATACAAATTCCCCAAGGCGATGGGCGCCTGTGCGGACAAGCTGTTCGAGCTGCGCAACAAGCGCCTAGCGATGCAGAAGGAGGTCGATGCAGTAGTTGCTGAGGAGACCGCCCTCAAGAACCACATCATTGAAAATCTGCCCAAGTCCGAGGCGTCGGGCGTGGCTGGCAAGCTGGCTCGCGTCACGGTTGTGACCAAGCAGATTCCCCAGGTCAAGGACTGGGACGCCTTCTACAAGTACGTGAAGAAGACCGGCAGCTTCGACCTGATGCAGAAGCGTCTCACTGACGCAGCCATCAAGGAGCGTTGGGAAGCCGGCAAGGAGATTCCTGGCGTCGAGCACTTCAACGCTGTCTCGGTCTCCATCAACAAAGTGTGACGTCACTCAGCAGCTTCGGGGCCTGGCTCGTGGTTGCTGATCTTCAACTCCAGGCAGTCCTCGTTACTAACCACTAAGGAACCATGATCATGGCTACAAAGAAAACCCAAACCACCGCTCTCGTCAAATGGGACGAGGAACTCGCCAAGCAAGCTGAAGTTGCTGCTGGCATGGAAGCCAACACTGGCGGCGGACAGTTCTTCAGCACCAAGGGCGGTATCCTCTCCTGGCAAGATGCTCCGCTTCCCGGCAACCAGATGGCCGTCGTCATCTTGGACTCGGTCCTCGAGAACGTGTTCTACGAAGGCCGCTACGACCCGGACGTTCCACAAGGCCCGACCTGCTTCGCCTTCGGCCGTGACGAAAAAGAACTGGCACCTCACAAGATTGTCATTGAAGCTGGCAATGAGCAGTGTGGTGCTTCTGGTCTGTGCGCCGGCTGCCCCATGAACGAGTTCGGCACGGCTGAAGTTGGCAAGGGCAAGGCCTGCCGCAACACGCGTCGTCTGGGCATGATCCCGGCTGGCACGTTCAATGCTGCAGGCAAGTTCGAGCTGAATGAAGACACCGAGCACTACGAGAACACGGCAGTCGGCTTCATGAAGCTGCCTGTCACATCTGTCAAGGGCTACGCCAGCTTTGTCAAGCAAGTGGCCGGTGCTCTGCGCCGTCCTCCGTTCGGCATCGTGACCAAGGTCAAGGTGGTACCAGACCCCAAGAGCCAGTTCAAGGTCGTCTTCGAGCCGATCATGAACCTGCCTGACGAGCTGATGGGCGCCATCATGAAACGCCACGAAGAAGTCAAGTCCACCATCGACTTCCCGTACACCCCGGCCGAGGAAGAAACTGCACCGGCTCCGAAGCGTGGTAGCCGAGCAGCAGCAAAACCTGTGGCCAAGCGCGGCGCCCGCAAGTACTGATCCTTTGCAGGAGCCTTTGCCCGACGTGCTGAACTAACCCTTGGCCGTCGGGCCTTTTTGACTCAGGAGCAACAATTATGAAGAAACTAGTGACGAACCCAGCGCTCCAGTCTTGGCTGGCTCTGAACGACGTCCTGCGCCAAGCTGATGAGCCTGCGTGCCAAGCCCTCCTGAAGGAGGAGCTCAAAGGCCGCAAGCGCAAGCAGTTCATCAAGCGCATCCACAGCCGACTGAACAAGGTCCGCGCTGACCGTGAACGTATGGAGCTGGGCGCATCATGAAACAACCCAAACCAGTGACCGTTGACTTTGAAACGTTCGGCATCGAGGGCAGACCAAAGTACCCTCCCATGCCTGTCGGCGTGTCCATCAAGTATCCTGGCAAGAAGTCCAAGTACTACGCCTGGGGACATCCCACTGGCAACAATTGCTGCTGGTCAGACGGAGCTGCTGAGCTGAAGAAAGCCTGGGCGCACAAGGATGGCGTCCTCTTCCAGAACGGCAAGTTCGACGTCGACGTAGCTGAAGAGCACTTCGGTCTGCCCATCCCAGCATGGGACAAGATCCATGACACGATGTTCCTGCTGTTCCTAGACGACCCACACCAGATGGAACTTGGACTGAAGCCATCGGCCACTCGGCTGCTTGGCCTGCCGGCTGACGAGCAAGATGCTGTCGGTGAGTGGCTCATTGCCAACCAGCCGGTCAAAGGCGTCAAGATCAGCAAGAGCAAGTCGTCTGAGCACTACTTCGGTCGGTACATCGCCTACGCGCCTGGCGACCTTGTCGGCAAATATGCCAACGGCGACGTGGACCGCACTGAGGCAATCTTCAACATGTTGTGGAAGAAGACCGTCGATCGCGGCATGCTGGTCTCCTATGACCGTGAGCGGAAGCTCATGCCCATCCTGTTAGAGATGGAGCGCCAGGGCTTGCAAATGGACCATGTTAGGCTGGCCAGCGACGTGGCCATGTACAACCAGTGGCGTGACACGATCAACCTCTGGATCATCAAGACGCTCAAGGCTGATGCGGACATCAACCTCGACTCCGGCGCACAGCTGGTCGACGCCATGGTGGCTGCAGGCAAGGCGAATCCTGACCTGATGCCACGCACGCCTACCGGCAAGTTCCAGACCAACAAGGAGGCCCTGCTACTCGGCGTCACGGACAAGGTGCTGCTGGCTGTGCTCAAGTACCGCACGCAGCTGAACACCTGCCTCAACACCTTCATGCAGCCTTGGCTGGCGACGGCCAACGCCTCAGGCGGGTTGATCTTCACCACCTGGAACCAAATCAAGTCCCCGTCCGGCGATGCCAACGTAGGTACGCGGACCGGTCGGTTGTCCTCGACGCCGAACTTCCAGAACATCCCCAAGACCTTCGGCGCCATCTTTGCGCACGACGAGAAGGATCCTGCCAAAACCAAGAAGCTGCCCAAGTGCCCGTGGAAAGATCTGCCTGCGCTGCCCAAGGTGCGGAGCTACATCACTCCGTTCGAAGGCGAGGTCTTCATCGATCGTGACTACTCGCAGCAGGAGCCGCGCATCCTTGCCCACTTCGACGGTGGCGCCCTGATGGACAAGTACGTCGAGAACCCTTGGATCGACTTCCACGACTACGCCAAGGCTGAGCTCGAGAAGATGGGCAAGTTCTACGACCGCAAGCCGGTGAAGAACACCAACCTCGGTCTGATCTACGGCATGGGTGTAGGTAAGCTGGCCGACAAGAACGACATGACGGTCGAGGAGTCCAGTGAGTTGAAGAAGGCGATTCTGCAGCTCTACCCCGGGCTTAAGCAGATGTACCAAGACATGAAGCTGCGCGCCCGCAACAAGGAACCCATTCGCACATGGGGTGGCCGTGAGTATTACTGCGAAGAGCCAAAGCTCATTGATGGTCGCATCCGTGAGTTCGACTACAAACTGGTTAACGTGCTCATTCAAGGTTCTGCCGCTGACTGCACCAAAGAGGCCTTGATTAGGTACCACGCAGCCAAGCACCCATCAGCACGGATTGTCCTCAATGTACATGATCAGGTCACGGTCAGTGTGCCAAAGAAGATCTTGAAGCCTGAGATGGAAGTACTACGTCAAACAATGGAGTCGGTTGAGTTCGACGTCTCCATATTAAGCGAGGGGGCAATCTCCTCAACCAACTGGGATGAACTCCAGGATTATGACAAGAAAGGCAAGGTGCTGTAATGGCCACGAAGAAAGTAATACCCATCAAGCAAATCACGAGCTGGTCCTTTAGCCGTTACAGCGACTACAAGCAGTGCCCGCTGAAGGCGAAGCTCAAGCACGTGGACAGGATCAAGGAGCCTGGCAGCGATGCGCTGAACCGTGGTGCCGCCATCCATGATCTGGCTGAGCAGTATATCAAGGGCAAGATCAAGGCACGCACCTTCCCGGTCGAGTTGAAGGCGTTCGAAGCCGAGTTCAAGATGATGAAGGCTCAGTACAAGAAGAAAATCAACGGGATGGTCGTCGAAGACAACTGGGCCTTCACCAAAGACTGGGATGAGACCCAATGGGATAACTGGACTCAGTGCTGGGTGCGCATCAAGCTTGACTGCGCCCACCACCAAGATCTGGAAACCCTGATCGTGACTGACTGGAAGACTGGCAAGTTCCGCGTTGAGCAGAATGAAGACTACGTCGAGCAACTGGAGCTCTACGCCTTGTCCGCGCTGCTGCTCCATCCTCATATCGAGAAGGTGTTACCCCGCCTGGTCTACCTCGACCAAGGCACGATTTACCCGGAGCAGCCTGAGGACATGCTCTTCACTCGGGCTGATATTCCGATGCTAAAGAAGAAGTGGGAGAAACGAGTCAAGCCGATGATGAGCGACAAGATCTTTGCGCCGCGTCCCAATGACAAGTGCAAGTGGTGTTGGTATGGTCAATCCAAGAAAGCGGCCGGCGGTCCCGGTCTGTGCAAATACTAAGGAGATGTTGAAAATGAGCGAAATGAACCCGATGAAGAACGTGATGGTGGACTTGGAAACGCTGGGCCGCCGTGCCGGCTGCTCGGTCCTGTCCATCGGTGCAGTGGCCTTCGATGCCGATACCGGCAAGCTCGGCCCGGAGTTCTACACCGTCATCAAGGTGGCCAGCTGCGAGGAGGTTGGCCTGCACACCGATCCTGAGACGGTGGCCTGGTGGGAGAAGCAGTCGCCTGAGGCCCAGAAGGTGCTGAAGCAGGCGCGCGCTGCCCGAGGCAACAAGCCGCTGGACAAGGCCTTGGTGCTGTTCAACGAGTACCTCCATCAGTTTGGCGCCAGGAGCGTGCAGGTCTGGGGCAATGGCAGCGACTTCGACAACGCCATCCTGATTAACCTGTATGCTGCCACCGGTGTCAAGAACGGCTGGGAGTTCTGGAACAATCGCTGCTTCCGCACGCTGAAGAACCTGGCTCCACACATCAAGACCGAGCGGACTGGTACCTACCACAATGCCCTGGATGACGCCAAGACGCAGGCACTGCACGCTATCAAGGTGTTCAAGCACCTGAAAGGCGGCAAGTGATGAGTGGCCTGAACGATAAGACCTTGGAAATGGCCGAGCGCCTGCAGCTGGCTCAGGTCGAGGAGAAGATCGCTCAGGCCCGCGTACGTCAGTGCGACGAGCCTCGATTCGCCGGCTGGGATGGCGAGACCTGCTTTGACTGCGGCGAAGACATGCTCGCCAAGCGCTTGGAGATGGGTCGAGTTCGCTGTGTGCATTGCCAGACTACGGCTGAACGCCAAGGCCGTGGTTGATGCGCGAGCTCGAATCGAAAATTGAGCAGGACGCCTGCGATCTCGTCTGGAAACATCTCGGGATCGTGGGCTCCAAGCTGGTTACGCCTGGCGACACAGGCTACCCAGACCGAATCTTCTGGCTTCCTGGTGGGAAGCCACTTTTGATTGAGTTCAAGCGTCCTGGCGAAGAGCCTGAACCAAAGCAAGAATACATCCACGCTCAGCTCAAGCAGCTGGGCTATCAAGTAGAGGTACACGACAATGCAATCAGAGCTTTTTCCGCCGTCATCGAAGCCGTGGCAACCACACGTCTATCAAAAGAAGGCCGTCAAATTCTTGCTCGAGCACGCAGCATCTGCGCTGTTCTTAGATCCAGGTCTGGGCAAGACTAGCATCACGTTGGCTGCCATCAAACTGCTCAAGCAGAAGAAGCTGCTGGACAAGGTCATGCTCATTGCACCACTGCGCGTCTGCTACAGCGTGTGGCCCAAGGAGGTCAGCAAGTGGACTGACTTCGGCGGGCTCAAGGTAGCTGTGCTGCACGGTCCCAAGAAGGAAGAGGCTTTGAAGTCTGATGCAGACGTCTACGTCATCAACCCTGAAGGTCTCGATTGGCTCCTGCAAGCCAAGAAGACCAAGACTGCTCAGGGCAAGACCAAGGTCGAAGTCGATTTGCGTCGCTTCAAGAACCTGGGCTTCGACACTCTGGTCGTCGACGAGCTGTCCAAGTTCAAGCACACCAATACAAACCGCTTCAAAGGTCTGAAGCTGGTCCTCAACACCTTCCGCCGCCGCTGGGGCCTGACTGGTTCACCGGCGTCTAATGGTCTGCTCGATCTATTTGGCCAGTGCTACATCCTTGACCAAGGTCGTACGCTCGGACCGTACATCAGCCACTATCGCATGAAGTACTTTGTGCCGAGCCATGACGGCTTCAGCTGGAACATTCGTGAGGGTGCTGAGGACGAGATCTACGAGCGGATTAACCCACTTGCTTTGCGTATGGCAGCTGACGACTACCTGGACATGCCGGCCCTGATCGAGAACAACATCCGTGTTGACCTGCCATCTGACGTCATGACCATGTACAACCAACTTGAAGAGGACCTCATCGCCAAACTCGACTCCAAGGTCATCGTCGCTTCCACGGCAGCAGCTGCCTCCATGAAGTGCAGACAGGTGGCCAATGGTGGCATCTACCTCGATCCTGAGGTGCAAGCACTGATCAAGCTTCCCAAGTCCAAACGTGAGTGGGTGAACCTGCACACTGAGAAGGTCGACGCACTGGCTGACCTAATAGATGAGCTGCAAGGCAGCCCGCTTCTGGTGGCCTACGACTTCGAGCACGACCTCGATCGACTGCGCGAGAAGCTCGGCCAGGACGTGCCCTACATCGGTGGTGGTGTGTCGGCCAAGCGGTCAGCTGAGCTGGAGCATCTCTGGAATGCTGGCAAGCTGCCTGTGCTGCTCGGCCACCCACAGGCCATGGCCCATGGTCTGAACCTGCAGGAGATGGGCAACCATGTCTGCTGGCACTCACTCACTTGGGACTACGAGCTTTATGATCAGTTCATCCGCCGCGTGCTTCGCCAGGGCAACAAGAGCAAGAAGGTGTTCGTGCATCACATCATGGCCCGTGGGACGGTTGATGAAGTGGTCTTGGCTGCTGTGAAGTCGAAGCGCCGTGGACAGAATGCTTTGTTTGACGCGCTCAAAAAATTACGCAAATAATTTGAAAATAGGTGTTTACAAGCTCCATTGCGCACACTAGAATCTAATCACGGTCAACGCAATGGTGCTTGACCGAACAAACCTTGCTGAGGACCCTACCATGACGACCAAGACCTACACCGCCCGCGACTCCGCCACTTCCGCTCTGCGTAAGATCGGCATCCAAGCCAGCGACTACAACCTCTTCATCACAAAAGTTGGCGACAAGTTCGAGTGCAAACTCGGCGCAGCTGCTGCCCATCTCGAGTCTCTGAAGAACCCCAAGCCAGTCGCCACCGAGCAACCCAAGGCGAAGTCTGCCAAGAAGACAGAGGCTCCAAAAGAGAAGAAGCTCGGCATCTCGGCCACGGCTCGCGAGCTGATCCTGTCTGGCAAGACTAACCAAGAGGTGTGGGAAGCACTGAAGCAGCAGTTTAACCTTGACGACTCCAAGAAGCACTACCCCACCTGGTATCGTTGCGAGATGAAGCGTACTGGTCTCCTGCCCAAAGGCGAGTGATCATGGGCACGTTGACCAAGGCGGCCTTGGTGGCCGCGCTCGCCATCTTGTTCGGCATCGTTGGCCACTTCGATGCTGAGGACGCAGATGCCCAGTACAAGAACTACTGCTCCATGGTCGCCACTTGGAAGGCCGAGGCAAAGGCTGGTGTGCCGGCCAACAACCGTACCGGCTGGCCTCCTTACGACGGGGAGTGCGCGAAATGACCATCAGCAACCCGGACACCATCGAGATTGTTGACGAGAGCACGCACGAGGAGATTCGCTTCCAGCTGTACATCGACGGCGGCAGGCGTGCTCTCGTGAGCAAGAAGAGCGGCACAGTTCAGCTTCACTGGCAGGTCTATGGACCGCAGTACTGGCCTGAAGCCAAGGTCTTGATGCAAGGCCTTCTTGAACTGTCCGTCATCGCTGACAAACTATCTGGAGAGAAGAATGGCAACTAAGAAGAAAGAACTGCCGGCCATCATGCCGTGCTACGACCACCAACGCAGGACCTGCATTCAAGTTGAACGCGCTGCCGGTCTCGTCAAGTTTATCCCGCTCGACATCATTCTGGGCCTTGAGGTCCATTCAACGTCGGCGGACTCATTCGACCAGCGGTTCACGCTGATGGAAGGATACCCCGTTGAGAAGGCATGTCAGCTCTTCGTGAACTACAGCCAGACCCTCGGGGCAACAAAGGAGGCCATGGAGTACCTTGGCCAAGTCATCAACGTTAGCAAACAGGAGCTCGAAATGGCTACCGCCAAAAAGCAAACCACGGCTGAGAAGCCGGCTGCCGCCAAAGCAGCGAAACCCGCCGCCAAGAAGCCGGCAGCAAAGACGACTGAGGTCAAAGCCGGTCGCCGCGCAGTCGACCCAGTGGTGAAGAAGACAGTGTCGAAGCCTGCCAAGGCTGGGGAGAAGAAACCCTCGGCTGCTCAGATGTTCCAAGATCTGATCATGGCTGGCAAGTTGACCGACGACCAAATCTTCGAGAAGGTTCAAGCCGAGTTCGGTCTAGACGAGAAGAAGCGCGGCTACGTCAAGTGGTATCGCAACCACCTGAAGAAGCAAGGCGCCAATCCGCCCGAAGCCAAGGTGGCGAAGTAACACGGCACCGAGGCGACGCCGACAAGTCGCCTCATTTAACGGCACTCATCCAATAAGGAACCATCATGCCAAAAGCAACTACCAAAGAATCCTCCCGCGATGCTCGCGACTACGACACCACCCAACTGCACGAAGCCGGCCACGGTCGCACCCTGCACCGCGACTACTCCGCCCACTTCTGGCGCTGGAGCTTTGCCCGTCGCTTCATCACAGCCAAGCACAACGTCCTTGAGGTCGGCTGCGGCGAAGACAAGCCACTCAGCAAGATTCTTACTGGCGGCGCAGCTGCTCATGTCAACCACTACACTGGCGTGGACCTCAACAAGCTGAAGCCGTCCAATAGTCAGCGCCTCCAGTTCCTGGGCGAGTTCAACTTCGTCGAGCGCTACAAGGAACTCCTGAAGGCGCGTCCTGAGGGCTTCGACGTCGTCGTCAACTACGAGGTCATCGAGCACATGAAGGTCGAGCATGGCGCCAATCTGCTCAAGGCCATGTTTGCAGCCACTAAGCCGGGCGGCGTGTTGCTGCTCTCGACTCCAGTCTACGACGGTGTGCGCCACGCCAAGAACCACATCCATGAGTACAAGGTGACTGAGCTGCAGGCTGCCATCGAGAAGGCCGGCTACGTCATCGAGCGTCGCTTCGGCACGTTCATGGACATCAAGCACATTGGCAAGGTCGATCCTACCGGCTGCAGCAAGGCGGCCGTGTTGGAAGTTCGTAAGGCGTTGGAGCAGTACTTTGACAATGACGCCATCAGCAACATCTTCGGCCCGTTGCATGAGGACCATGCTCGCAACAACCTGTGGGTGTGCCGCAAAGCAGCTGATGGCAAGCCCGTCAAGCCTGTTGCCCGCAAAGCCACGAAAGGAGCGCCGTTCTGATGATTGGAAATGTCGCTGAATTTCATGAGAAGTTTGACCTGCCTTTGGGCAACGAAGACAAACTCATGCAAGACCCTGCTGCGCAGGAATTTCGTGTCAAGTTCCTCCAAGAGGAGCTCGATGAACTCAAGGAGGCTTTGGCTACTGGTGACAAGGTTGGGGCCTTCGATGCTCTGCTCGATCTGGCTTATGTGGCTTACGGCACAGCACTCTTTGCTGGCATTGATGCTGCTCAGTGGCATGCCGGCATGCATGCAGTGCACTCTGCTAATATGGCGAAGATCCGAGTGGCCAAGGCCGAAGACTCAAAGCGCGGCAGCGCGTTCGGCGTCAAGAAGCCAGCCGGCTGGGTAGGTCCTGAGTCACGCTTGAAGGAAATTTTGTCATGGTAACTCGTAAAGGAATTGATATGAAGACCAAATCATTGTTGCCAGCCACTCAGTTGGCGGAATGCTCCACCATTGAATTGCTAGAAGAACTGCAGTCTCGTGGTGGTCATCCAGGTGCATTGGCAGAGGCTGCTCTGCTCTGTATCCGCAAGAGTCAGGACTACAACCAAAACGCTGCTGACATGGATCCACACAAGGTTGACCGCTCGTCGTACTTCCCATTCGGCACAGTGAGCTACGCTCAGATGCTCCACACCAAGTCTCAGCGCTTCAACTCGCTGGTCCTCAAAGAAATGCGTGGCCAGGACGCGAACTTTGAAGGTCTACGTGACACGGCGCTAGACATCATCAACTATGCCGGCTTCTTTGCTGGCGCTTACACAAAGGATTGATCATGGACTTTTCAAGAACTTGGCTCGACGCCATCAACGACATCCTGACCAACGGTGACCCAGTGGCGCCGCGTGGCAAGATGACTCGTGAGATTCCCCAACGCACCATGGTGGTTGACATGCGCCGTCCGGTGCTTCGCGTGCCTGAGCGCAGTCTCAGCTACAAATTCATGGCGGCTGAAGCTTATTGGATTCTGTCTGGTGATGACCGAGTCGAGACAATCGCGCCTTACAACAGTCGGATCAAGGACTTCAGTGATGATGGTGAACGCTTCTTCGGTGCCTACGGCCCCAAGATTAAGGCTCAGTTACCCTACATCGTTGAGAAGCTGATGGCCGATGAAGACAGCCGACAAGCTGGCCTGACGATCTGGCGTGAGTGCCCACCACAAACCAAGGACGTGCCGTGCACCGTGGCCATCTTCTTCAGCATCCGCAGTGGCAAGCTCAATGCTCATGTGTTCATGCGGTCAAGCGATGTTTGGCTTGGCGTGCCGTACGACGTCTTCAACTTCAGCATGTTGGCCCATCTGGTCTGCGGTCTGCTGAATGAGCATCGCAAGTTCGACAACGCGGTGAAGCCTGGGCGCCTCTTCTTGACTGCAGCTTCAAGTCACCTGTACGAGACCAACTGGGCTGACGCCAAGTTGTGCTTGGCCAGTGAGGTCCTTGAGCAGCCTGAGACTGAGATGGTACTCTGGAATGACGCGGCGCATTTGATGAAAGTGCTTGGTGCCTTGCGTGAGACCAAAGCAGGTGATTCTCTTCGTTGGTGGGAGCACTGATATGAGACTCAGCCGCGACGAATGGGCCCTCAAGCTGGCCTTGCTGACTGCTCAGAGAACGACCTGCTGCCGCCGCGCCGTGGGGTGCGTCTTGCTGAACGCCCGTGGCCATGTGCTCTCAACTGGGTACAACGGCGTCGCGGCTGGGCTTCCTCACTGCAATGATGTTGATGAGAAGAACATGGTCATCCATCCTCATGCTTGCTCAGGGGCCAAGGCGCCAAGCGGCACGAACCTCGATGGCTGTCAGGCAATACACGCGGAGCAGAACGCTTTGCTCCAGTGCCGAGACATGTACGCGATCCACACAGCCTACGTGACGGCCAGCCCATGCATGACCTGCTGCAAGCTGCTGCTGAACACGAGCTGCCAGCGGATTGTCTATGTGGAAGAATATCCTCACTCAGCGGCTCGTGAGCTCTGGCTTGGTGCCGGACGGGCCTGGGAGCAACTTCTTGTGGAGATTTGATCCAACTTGACCCTCAGGGATGACCCGAGGGAAACAACTAAGGCCTAACCCATAGGAAGTTATGGGTTAGGCCTTTCTTTTCAATCCTGCATGGTTCCTGTCATTCCCTGCCTACTTCGTAGCACCTCGGACCTTCTCCCAGGACCTACCGGCGACATAGCCAGTCATCACGACCCCGAAAAGCGTCAGGACTGGCTCCGGGATGGCCAGCATCCAAGCCTTGAAGCCGGAAGTGAAGGCGGCGGCAGCCTCAGGCCGGAAGATTGTCAACACGCCCATGGGGATACTCCACAAGAGCAGAATGTAGACCACATACAGGAATGACGGCCTGGCTCGGCTGGTCCAAGGATCTGTGGACTGAGCTTCGGCGATGATGGCACTGAGTTGTGTCTTCATTTCGTCCAAGTCACCTGACTGCTGCATTTTGAGCAGCTCCAACTGGGCCTTCGCCTTCTGCTCAGGATCTGGGAAGATCTTGTCAATGAGCTTGGTGCCGATGCTGAAGATGCCGCTGAGGGTGATCGGATCCATTATGGGTAATCCTTCCAAGGTAGTTGCCAATGAGGACCATCTTTGAACGTCGTCCAATCGCCTCCCCACTCGATGGGGATCTGCAACTCGGCGGCGGCCTGCTTGACGGCAACAGCAAGCTTGTGATACAGAGGCCAGTCCCAGCGAACTGAGCCAGCCACGTAGGCACCAAGGTCAACGGCATGTCCAGTCAGGTGGCGTGACCGCATGGTCTGGCTGGCGCCTGCCTTGACAAGTTGCTCCTGCCGAGTCTTGGAGCGAACTCCTTCGAGCACGGCAAAGTCAATCTCAGTGATCTCAATGGCGCGCTCAACAACCTTGACGAGGTCCGGGTGGACCCCAGCAAGGCGGTCTCGCGACTTTTTGCTGAGGTTGTAGGTCATTCTTTGTCCGCCTTCTTGTCGATCTTGTCTTCGATCCTGTCCAGCTTGGCGAACAGGGCCGCGACTGAGGTTGAAAATTCGTCCTTCTTGACGTAGGCGCCAGCCACCAAGACCTCAATCTCAGAGACCTTCTTCGTGAGTTCCTTGTCAGCTGCCTGAAGGTCCTTGACCGCCTGCCAAACTGCGTTGAGCAAGAACCCGATCAAAGCACCGAAGCCACCAAGCAGCCAATTAATAAATGTTTGGTCCATCAATCACTCCTAAATTGGTTAGCGGTTGTCATATTTATGATCCATCAGTTTATTATTGAGTCAAGTTAACGCGAGGCTGAAATGCAAGGTCAAAATTCAAAGGTGCGGTAAGGGTCAATGAACTACTGGTCTCGTTATATATATTAACCATCACGTTATTAACATCATGAACATTGGCGGTTAGGATGGCATTGGCCAAAGTGGTTTCGCACTGCACAGCAACCATGCCGCCCAATTCAGCGCCAGCGGAAGTAACCTGAATGTTGGCATTGCCGCCAGGCGGGATAGTTCCCGGGGTCCACGCAAATCGAAGTCTGTAATAGCCATCTATCATCAACATTGTTGAGCTAATTGACTTATATTTACTTGTGCCAGCGACAAGATTATTTCCGCTCAACGTAATTCCAGTCAGCCGTGACGATGGGTTGTATTCGAGATAGCAATACTTTTGAGTGGCTGACCCGACACGCGCATCGACCAACGTGTTCCCGCTGATGTTGCAGTAACTGGCGCAATTTGGGGCTGGATTGTCGCCACGCATTGCAATGGCAGATTGCCACCCAGCGTTTCCAGAGGTGCCGTTAAACATCACCGTATTACCTGTGAAACTGCTGTATTGGCCGCCCAGATCAATACCGTTACCACCATTTGAGGTAAGCACATTTCCAGTGATGTTTGAGTAGGGCGCCCATATCTCAAGACCACCGGGCATGTACGCATTTACGTCCAAAACTCCAAGTCCGCCAGTGATGATGTTATTTGCGATAGTGGCGCGCTGGGACAAATTAGTGACGCCGATTTCAACAACGATGCCCCCGCCAAACCCCCAGTCTCGAATTCTGTTCCCGATCAGAAATAGGTCTTCGCCATTGCATAAAATAGCCGTCTTCTCGCAATAGTTATTCACGATCCAAACATTTTGCGGAAGTCGTCCAGACTCTGAATTATTTATTGCTTGGTTTTGAGTCGCCCCTGTTGCTGTGTTTTTGTAAAAAGAGTTATTCGCAATATAGCAATCTCGTGCACCGGATTGTGCAAGTCCCATCGTTGTTATGTTCAGAAATTTGTTTTGCGTAATGGCATACCTGTCACATGAGTCGCAAAATAAAGAGCCGTTGACTGGAGAGCTTGCTGCTACGTTGTTCCAGTCGAACGTCAGGCCGGTAACCATGAAGTCAGAGCAGCGAAGGAATTGGACCAGTGCACGGTTTGTATATGTGGCAGCGGTGGTCTTTATGATCGACTTGCCTGGTACTCCTAAAAAGGACACACCGGAAGCGTCGACTACTGACACCCCTCCATTATTCACACTGCCAGGACTCACCAAGTACACTCCAGGAGGAAAAAACACATTAGCCCCAATTGTCTTCGCATAATCAGCAGCAGCTTGGATAGCTATCCTGTCGTCAGTTACTCCATCCCCCAACGCACCGAAATCTTTAACACTCAAACTCTCACGGAGCTTAGTCTGTACGTCCGTAGCAATAGCGCCGGCACCTAATTGGCTCCAACCCACCAACCCCGCTCCAGTTGATGCAGCGAGACTCAACTGCAAATTAGACATTGTGGTAGCTGCCGGTAGTGTGTAAACAATCGATCCTTTAGAATCACGCACCGTTATGGAGTAGTCCTCAACGGCAGTGTACAATCTAGTTGGAGTGCCATTTCGTACGGGGTAACCACCAGAAACTTTTACAGGTTGGGCAGCAGGAATGGTTGCAGCGTTGTCGTAGTACAACACAATGGGGTTAGTCTCAGGATTTTGATTAGCCACGCCAATATAAATATTCCCATTTTCTAAGGGTGCTCCAGTAATCTCAAAAAACTGTGGGTAGGGCGATTGAACTTGTAGCATGTTTACTCCTTATTGTTTACCAAGCGCGTCTTGAATTCGTGCACGCAGTTTACGATCTTTCACATTTTTCACCAGCATCTTCAGTCCACTCATGATGGGAAGTGGCATGCCAGCTGATCCACTAACTGCCATGTCCATGGCTGCAAGAAGCACGCTGGCTGTGTTGCTGGTGTTGACTGCGCCTGCGGGCGTGGTAAGCACGTCCTTAGCGACGTCGTTGATGGTGCGCAGCTGCTCAGCGCCTTTCTTGCCAAACACGAAGTCGAGCTTCCCAGACTTGTCGAGTTGGGTGATGACACGGTCAAGCTGGGCTGGCGACAAGACAGCGTTGCCAAGTTCATCACGACCCACACCTTTTGTGGCCTCATCACGCATAAACTTGAGCGTGCCGCCTTGTAGCTCCTTCCAGGCCTGTTGACCATTTTGACCCTCGGTCTGAAGTAGTCGGTGCACTTGTCGGACCGTGTCAAGTGACGTTGATGGGTCAATGACTGAGCGGCGAAGCACATCTTCCATGGCGATGGCCCGGTCATTAGATCCGCGCTTTTGGCCAAGCAGGTTCTTCACCAACCCGATGTTCTCATAGTCGTTGGCAAAACGAGAGCGGGCAGCACGAGCCTGCTTGTACATGTTGCCGCCCAACCCTTCAGTTGAAGCATCGATCAACCCACGCATCGTTGATGCCTGCATGATATTGGTCGGCTCAGCGTTGGTTGCACCACCAATCGAGCGACGGAACAGTTCTGCCGTCTTCAACGAAACAGGTTGGGCAACCAGTGTGCCATCAGGCGCTTCAGTGGCCACGCCAAGTTGTAAAGCCTTGGCCCGTGTGGCTTTGAGCACGTTGGCCACCTCAGCCTCAGGTGCGTTGTCAACCAGATGCTGGACCACGGTGTCAAGCTTGACAGGCGCCTCCATCTCGCCGGCCTTCTCAGCCTCCTTGTACAAGGTGCGAATGCGGGTCTTGTCACGAGCAGCACGGTCACGCAACGCCTTGTCTACGGTTAGGCCGATAGAGCGCAGGTCAGGAGCCTCAGCTCCAGTCATGTCAACGAAGGCCTCAAGGTTCTGCTGAAGCTGCTTGTTCTGAGTGGCGAAGCGCTCACGGATAGGGGCACCGACCTCAGGCAGTTTGGCAGTCTCACGCTCAAACCGCTGCTGTTCAAACTGGCGAGTCTTCTGGCCTTCAGTCAGCTTGATGGGCACAGGCAACTCGTCTGCCTTGGCTTGGCGCAGCGTGGCCATGTCAACACCGGCTGAACCACCAGATGCCTGAGTGCCAGGGGTTGGTCGCTTGGAGGTTGCACCTGGCATCATCTCACGAATCGGCTCAGCGACCTTGGCTACGGCCTGGCCAGCTCGCTTGGTGGCTGCGACGACAGGAGCTGCGACGCGCCCTGCGGTAGCGGCAACAACCGGGGCAGCCATCTTCGTGCTGGCAGCTACGGCTCCAATCGGGCCAACAACTGGGATGACAGGAGGGACATTCTGGAGCACTTCGCCGACAGCCTGTACTTGCTCCTGACCTGACTGCGTGCGAGGCGCGTAGGTCAATGCCTGAGCCCCCTGCATGGCTGACTTTTCAACCAGGTTGGCTGCTTCTTGGCTGCCGAACTGGCCTGACAAGATCTGCTCAGCCAGACCTTTCAACGTGCCGCCAATCATGCCCACGGTGCCGCCAGTGGCACCAGTGCCGATCGTCAGAGCAGCTTCGCCAGCGCCAACGATCTTTTGACCAAGCGACGGTTCAACGTACTCAGGTGTCGTACCAGGCACAATTGTGTCGGGGATTTGGTTTGTGGTATCTTGGCGTGCCTTTGCAAGCACCGACGCCAAGCGCCGAGCAGCATCAAGGTCACCAGCCTTGTCGGCATTGACCAAGGCTTGCTCAAGTTCTTGGAGTGTTGCCATTAGCGGGCTCCTTGGGTGTACTTCTTGACGAGCGCATCGATGTCACTGCCAGACGTGCTCACGGCAGGAGTGTCAGGGATAGTCTCGGGCAGACCGGTGCGGGCAGTCATGTTCTTGCGCGCTTTCATGACCAAACGCTGGGCTTCGCGGACGTTCTCGAGCAGGCGCTCAGGAGACTGCTTCAGGCTGAAGTTCTGCAGGGCAGCTTGAAGCTTCTCACCTTCGGCATTGGACAACGCACCCATGCCCCTGATGTTCGGGATCTGGGCCAAGAACGACTGTGAGCCAAGCGTCTCGACCAGAGCCTCGAAGTCAGCTGTGTCCTGTCTGAGTGTGGGCATGCGCGATGACACTGGGCCTGCAGCTGAACCAATCACGCCAATCGGCGTCTTCAAGATGCGGTCAGCCGTGTTGAGCATGTTGTCCATGTTCGTGCGAGCAGACTCGAGGTCGGCGGCTTTTTCACGCACGGCGGTGTCACGCTTCTGGACCAAATCTTGCAACTTGAGTTGGTTCTCTTCGCGCTTGATTTGGTTGCCTTCGCGAGCAATCTGAGCGTTCATGGCGGCGATCGAAGCATTTTGCTTGGCGATCTTGATGTCCTCTTGGATCTTCGTGATGTCCCAGCCTTTCTTCTGCAGGTCAAGCACGGCTCCAGATTCCGCGAACTTGGCTTCGACCGCCGCCTTCTGGGCCTTGGCTTGCGACTCAGTCAGCTTGGACGGTTGGAGCTCAGCATCACGCTGCTCACCTTGAAGCTTGGTGAACGTCTCGGTGAACTTGTCAGGACCCATGGCCGAAGCCAGGAAGAGACCGGTCGAGGTCTTGGCCGTCTCAGGGCTGGTCTTGATCAGCATGCCCAGGTCCTCAAGCGTCTTGGCCTCACGCTCTTGGCCTGAGTTGCGGTAGGCCGTGGCCTGCTCAGTCAGCAGCTGCTGGGCAATCTCAGGCTTGTTGGATTGGAGCGCGGCGTAGACCTGAGTAGCTTGCCCCAGGCGTGAATCCTTTTGCTCGGTGCTCAGCACGTCGTAGGTGCGCTTGAAGTTCTCGCTCAGGCTGGGGTACTTGACCATCATGCTGGCCAGAGCCGACGGCGTCGGGTTCTTGGACAACGTGCCAAGGTCAGTCTCCATCTGGACCTGGGTCTCACGAGCTTTCTGTAGGTCGAGGGCTTTCTGCTCAGCCAGGTTGCGCTGAGACATCATGTTAGAGATGTTGAGAGCGTTTTGAACACCACCCATGACCGACTGGGTCGGGTCTGGGACATTGAGCATGTAGTTGAATGGTTGTGCCATGTTAGAACACCTTCAGAGCTTTGAGCGTGGCGACATTGCCAATTGAACCGCCGATATTTCCCCACATCTGAGCCTGAGCTTGGCCAGACGCTAGGGCGGCACCAGCTGCTGCCTGACCTTGTTGTGTCAGCGCATTGCCGATGTTGGCGCCAGTCTGCTGGGCAGCAGCTGCTTGACCGGCGGCCGATGCTTGTCCCAGACCTGAGACGGTACCGAGCTTGCTGAATTGCGACTCGATGAGTTGGCTCAGCAACTGTGGGCGGAACTGGGCCAGAGTGGCTTGGACGTTGCCGCCTCGCAGGCCGCCAGTTGCTGATGCGTTCTGCAGGATGGCGTTCTCGCCCTGCTTCATCATCGATTGAAACTGAGGAGATGACTCGATGCCCGCAATAGCTTGTCGCTGAGCATCTGCGCCAGAAAGTCCAAGAAGACTTTGCTGCGCGGCAATAGATTGTTCACCGGCGCCAGAGTATGGGGCCAGCAACTTCTGGACAGCATCAAACTGACGCCGCTGCTCAGCAATCGAGGCTGCACTTGAGGCGGTCTGGGCGCCGGCGGCAGACTCTGCTGCGTCAGATTGAGCATTGCTGGCCATGACGCCTGTGATGACCGAACCGGCCACGACGGCTGTTGCGATTCCGCTCATTGGGATTCTCCTTCGATTAAATTGATGCCCGAGAGGGCGAGTGCTTGACGGTAGTCAACTGTGACCTCTTCGCCCTGGCTTCCACCAGTGCAGCCTGCAATGCGTCGAGTGGCCACCAGCCAGATAGTGCCGTCTTCATCCTTGATGAACTTAGCGTTGGGCGTCTTTGAGTGATTGGTGTACCGACCAGCAGGTGTGCGGTGCCCTAAGACTCGAGCTGGGGCCAAAACCTCATCAGCTTCAGCAGGCGAGCTGAGGAACACACCAAGACCCTCGATGGCCGATGGGCGGACGGTCAACTTGACGCCAAACCCTTCAGGCATGGCAATTTGGTCGCTTGTGTTTTCTGATTGGGCGCGCACGACGTCTGGAGTGAAGCCGGCAAGGCGAACCACCAGCTCGAAGTCTTCACGATCTTCATGACGGTGGTACGACTCAAGCTGCTTAGCTGCTTCAGCATGGGCTTGCCACGTGGAGCTCTTGTCGAGGAACATCGATTCGAGCTTGTCGATGTCGCGCTCTTCGGTGGCGTAGACGTTCTGCCAGATACAGGTCTCAAGCACGTAGCCGAGCTTGCGCCCAGGCTTGCCGACAAAGATCATGGGTGCTCGCAACACCTTGGTCTGACCGTCGTCACCAACCATGGCGACTGCACCGGTCAGCATGATGTTGAGGTGCTCAAACCGTTGGGCGTGGCCGATGGCGATTGTGCCAGCAGGCAAGGTGACTTCTCGGATGTAGATGCCAGGGCCGAAGTGATGAATAACCGGGCATTCGACCTGTGGAAGGTCTAGCAAGTGGGACTCCACCTGCTCAATCTTGGATTGATCCACAAGATTGTGGGATTTGGCTTCAGCCAGCATTCAAACTCTCCTTTTTCAGGGCGGTATGAGCTGCTGGCTGCTCGTTAGGCTCAGCTGTTGTGGCATCTAGTACCACAGGTGGTCAGATACTAACACGCATCTGGCCACCTTGTAAACTTCTAGGTTACTTCACGACCAGCGGCTGAGATTGTCAACGAAGTGGCAGCACCGGCTAATGTGGATATGAATCCACCTGATTCAAGAACCTGACCAACAAGCTCGGGGCAGGTGTAGGTCTCATTTGGCGCGATGGCTCGAGTCTTCAAGACAAGGTTGTCATCTCCAGCAGATGCAGAAGCTGCTACAAGATTGACGCTGAACGGCACGTTCGAGGCCCCGGTATTTGTAACTGTAAATTTGTCAATGATAGTTTTACAGTTTACGGCAGTGTACTGAGTTGACTGACTTGACTCCGCCTGCTTACGCGGAATGATATTCTTAACGACGACTGTCATTTTGGTTCTCCTTACGCAGTAGCGCGGTATGTGAATGAAAGAGTGAAGGCAGCAGATGCCGCAGCTCCGTTGATGAATGTGATCTGATTGTTGAACACCACAAAATCGCAGGCGCTTCCAGTGTTTGCAGAAACTACTCGTCCAGTTGCTGTTGGTGTTCCGGTATTGTTGAACGGCAGCGTAATGGTTGAAAAGTTGCCAATTGTGACTGACGTTGCTGCGCTCAAATAAATGGAAACATGGACAAGCCGACCAACTTTGATGTAGTTGTATTCGTTGCTTTGAGTTCCGACAAAGGTGATTCCGCTAAGTGTCGGAGTCCACGTACCCTCCTCGTAGTCGTCAAGCGTGTTGGGGTCAGCACTTGGGACCTGCGCAGCTGGAAACTTGATCTGCCCACCTTGCAGGTCAGTAGTGCCAGTCACGACCGGAGCCGACAATGTCTTATTGGTCAGTGTCTGAGCGTTGGTTGTACCAACGACCGCGCCAGTCGCGCCATGAGCAGCTGACGATCCAGTGTGAGCGTCAAGTTCTGCCTGAGTTGCCACGTCGACGGCAAAACCTGGGTTGGGGTACGTTCCACTGAGTACTCCGCCAGCAGCACCAGATGGGGCCGCGCTTGCGACTGCAAGTGTGATCGAACCATCAGCGTTGGTGATGGCCACGTTGGTGCCTGCAGTCAGCCGAGCGTTCTTCCAAACGCCAACGGTCGCATCATAGATCAGCAGACTGCCGGCCAGCACTGGATTGGTGACCAGCACATTGTGCAGCTCATCAAGCTCGTATCCGTTGTCAACCTTGACAAAAATCTCGCCGTTACCAGCCGACTTCTTGGTGCAGTAACCAACTAGGACCATGTGCTGCGGAGCAACTGGCTTTGTGGCCGTGATGGCACCGGGCACAGTTGGTGACAGATACAAGATGTCGCCCTCGTTGAAGGCTGAGGTATTAAAACCTCGTACCTGCCCGAAGGTTGTGATGAAACCTTGGCCGTTCGAGGCGATCGACTCAGTGACTACGCCGATGGTTGAAGCTGATGTGACGTCTGAGTTGGCCAGAGCGCGCTTGACAAGCAAGTTGGCTCCGCTGGAGCCTGTGATGTAGACAACTTCGCCATCAGTGAGAGTTGTGGCCTCGTCGTTCTTGACTCGCAGCACGTTCTCCTGACCAACTTGGAGCGTCACGTTGCCGCCCTTGAGGCCAAGGTCGAGCGTGCCGTCAGTATCGTTCCACCGCAATCGTCCAACGGCGCCAACAGGAACTGGTGCCGTCGTACTGATGTCGATGTAGTCGCCAATTAGGAATGGCTCGCGACCTTGCGGAGGAGCCTTGGCCAACACGTCCAGGCTGTTGGCGATGCGGTTCAGAGCGTCAAGAGCCTCGTTGGCCTTAGAGTCAGCGATGCCAGCATCGATCGACGCCTCTTGTGCCAAGCGATAGAGCGTGGCAACGTCTGTCGGTGTCAGGTCACCAGCAACTGCGAACAGACGCTCGAAGCGTTTGATGGCCTCAGCGTCTGGCAGGAACTTGGCGAGCTGGTCTCGCGTTAGGGGTTTCGGATCTGCAGCCATGTCAATACGCCAAAGGTTCGACGCGAGCTTCTAGGCGCGCGAATGATAGGTGGGCCTGGCTGTCACCATTGAAACGCTGGATCCGCCAGTTGCGCATGCTGCCTTGCTGAAGCCACGACAGACGCTTGGTACGGTCACCTTGTTTGCCGGCTTTGATGGTGCGCAGCTGGCTCCAGTTTTCGCCATCGACCGAATACGAGGTGCTGATCGTTGGATCCTTGCCGAACTCGACTCGTCCGGTCAGGGCGACAAGCTCAAGCTCATGGAAGATGGCTCCACGACCCTCGTTGTACACGATCATCGTGCCAAACTCCCAGCGCACATCATCACCATAGTGGGACGAGATGTTCTCGACAAGGTAGCCGTGCTTGCTGGTCGTTGGGTCTGCGCATAACCACTTGTTGTAGCACCAGACAAAGTTGCGTGCCCGGTACTTGCTGAAGTCTTGCAGACTTGACGTCAGATGGAACCAGACAGGCTCCTGAAGTTGCTGTGAAGCTGCGGCGTCGTAGACCATGGTCCGGTCAGGCAGGTGGATGTACAAGTGCTGGTGACTCTTGTCATTGCGCGCTTCAACGATGCAGCGTGCCAGTTCATCCTCAGTGTACTCGGCCAAGATCTGGTCAATCTCCATCGTCGCCACTTTGATGGCACTGGCGTTGGCGCCCAGGTAGATCGATGGGGCCTCGTTGCGCCCACTGCCCACGAAGGCGACCGTCTCAGCAAAGACACAGCAGGCATACGTGCCAACAACACCCTTCTGAATCTGAGCTCCTTCAATTCGCTGAAACGGGAAGAAGTCACCACCGATGTTGTCGAAGACCTCGATGGTATTGCGGTTCAGCGCGTACACCTCATTGCGCAACTTGAGGAGCGCGACAACAGGATCTGGATCTGCTTCAGAACTGCCGTACTTCAGTGGGTTGACTGCAAATGGGTCGTTGAGCTCAGTCACAATAAGTGACTGGCCATCGGTTGTCATGAAGTAACCGTCAACCCAGACAAAGTCAATGACATTGCCTAAGTCGGCATCAGTGACACGCGTGAGTGAAATGTTATTGTAGTAGAACAGGCTGCCAGCTGATGAGATGGCCAACCGGTCAAATGAGTAGTCAAACGTGACTGGCAGGTTGTCAGAGCCGACGTCGCCAAGCACGGTCACTGAACCACTCTCAGCGATGCGCACGAGGTTGTTGCCCATCACTCGGTAGCATTGGCCATTCCAATTGATGCCACCACGATCGACACCAGGGCCAGTGCCTGATTGGACAATGCCGTCAGCTGGGCGCAGGTACCCGTTGGAGATTCCCTGCTCCTTGGGCACCGGCACCATGTTGATTGGGTACGACGTCCGGAAGTCTGGGCCTCCGTCGGTGTAAACCCCATTGAGGATCGGGATCTGCATATTGTCTCCTTAGCCGACGCGGTACCAGGTGTCAGTGACGGCGTCGAAGCGCAGGCGGAAGAAGCCATTGGCGGCCAGCGTGGTTGGCGCGCCGGTGACGGTGGCGCCATTTCCAGACACGGTCAGCGTGGTCACAGCTTGGGTGCAATTGACGAGGACTTCTTGGCGGTCGACGCAGTTGGCCACAGCAGGAAGCACCAGAGTGCCTGCAGCAAAGCCAGCAGTCGGCGTGAGCACCAGCCAGACGCTGTCAGCGTCGTTGTTGACCTGGATGCTGAAGCCAGTTGCACTTGGTGCCGCGAACTGAGTGATCTTGTCGTCGGCAGCGGTAACACCTTCTTGGAAGAAGGTTTTCAACAGCGAGAGTGAAGCCTTGCGAGCATCGCCGTTTGATGACGAATAGATGGGTACCTGGTCGCTGGGTTGGACCTGATCGACGGCGGCGAGTTGATTGATTTGTGGCATGTTTGGTTCTCCTAGTTGAACTCGATCGGGCCGTCTTCGCCTGCAAGCAGAGGATCGACTGGTCGACGAAGGAACGGATCGTCATAGACCCGCCATGGTTTGTTGCCAGCACCTGAAGGCATTGAACCTGGAAACTGCTGCTCAGGTGGCATGGCGGCGCGTGACAGCAAAGTGTCGTAGGCCATCTTGGCCGAGGCCTTGGTCTCAGTGGCCACCGTCTTGCCGAAGCCAGGAGCAAGGCGAACGCCAAGATTCAGGTAGATGGCCTCATTGGCCGAGTCAGGCACATTGGTCTCTTCATCAAGGTCGCCGCTTTGTGGACTTGACGAGATGGGATAACCGAGCCGGATCCCTTTGGCGTTCCACGACGCCATCATGGAGTCCAGCCGGTTCAAGGCACTTTGCAGCTGCTCAGGAGTCAGGTCGAAGACGTAAGCCGCCAACCCGACTTCTTCGAAGGCCTGTGTGACGAATTGGCGCTTAGTCCAGCCCATGGTTACTCCTTGGCGAGTGCTTTAGTGATTGAGGTGCTGAGTTCGGCGTCGGTCGTCTTGTTGGTGAACTTGATGGCCAGCTCTTTGGCCTTGGCTTCAAGTTCTTTGCGGGTCGGCGGCGCGTTGTCATCGGACTTCGGAGCAGCCGGTTTGTCGTGCGCTTCGATCGCCTCGGGCAGCGTTTGGAACCAGCCATCGGCCAACTTGGCTTCGAGCTCTTCCTGATCGTTGGCGGCCGTGTAGTCGTAGGTACCACCGGCGCGGGAGTGCGGGCCGTGGCCCTTGTAGACGAGCGTGGGGAACTGGTCGTCAGCAGCTTGAACTTGTTCAGTCATGTTTCACCTCTATTGTGGACTTGATCGGAAGAAGAGGGAGACCGAAGTCTCCCTCCTCACTCAGCTTAGGTCTGGCTGAACATCATCACGCCGGCCATTTCAGGCTGCTTACAGACGACGCCAAATAGAGTGTCCAAGCGGTACTTGGTCTTCATCGTGTCGATGTCGTAGAACTTCTGCATGACCAGCTCGATGCCCTGATCGGTGGAGGCGCGCATCACTGCGGTACCAGCATCGGACGGGACGGCGTAGCGGCCAGGCAGGATTTCCAGTGCGTCCTTCTGCCAGAACGGATTCTGGTAGCCGGCAACGGTGTTCAAGAACACGATGGCCGAGGTCGCAGACTTGGTGTTCACCACGCAGTTCTGGTACTGGGCCGAAGCGTCGTTGGCCACCTGGTTGCTGATGATCGGCGGGCTGATCGTCATGGTCGTGCCGCTGTCCACGCTGATGACGCGGAAGGTCTTCAGTTGACCGGTGTCGCCCTTGGTGATGTGGTGAACAGCGTTAACCGCAGCGATCGTGAACGCGTCGCCTGCAGCCACCGAAGCGGTGCTGGAGACAGTCACGGTCTGGTAGCGGTTGTCAACGTTGATCTTGCCGCCCACGGAGGTGCTCGTGGCCTTGGGGATGTAGTAGTTGACAGCAGCGTCCAGAGTGCTGATGGTCAGACCGGCACCACCAGCTGCAGCAGCTTGGCGGTTGGCGTAGTCCAGCTTGTACGTGTCGAACGACGCGATCATGCCGACGTAGGCGCGGCGGTAAGCTTCCTTGGGCAGGTCAGTCATGTTCTGACGGCCGGCCAGGTTGCTTGCCATGCCGTTGTAGTCACGCGTGCTCAGAGCGAGGTAGCGGTCGTACGAAGGCACGCCTTGTTCGTTGAAGATCGCTTCAGCTTGCGCCACGTCATCGAAGCCAGAAGCAGCAGCGGTGCGCTTCACGAACAGGGTGCCCTGGGCGGACGCCACGTTCATGAGTGCCACGTTGATGTCGCTGGCCAGCTTCTGCTTGGCGCTGTCGCCGAGACGGTTCTCTTGCAACGCGTCGCGCAGCTCCTTGGCGTTCAAGGTCCACGGCACAGTCTTGCTGAAGCCGATGGTGGCCGGCACAGACAACTGAGTCATGTTCTTGTACGACGCGGAGATGTCCGTACCAGGCGCACCGTCGATGGACGTAGCGATGTACGGCTGAGGACGCCAGATGATGTCGTTGGTGCGCTCCATCATCGTGGAGTCAGTCGCGTAGGTGGCGACGTTGCGGCTCAGGACCAAGGCGTCATTGAAGCCTTCGAGGATGTCTTCAAACGCGACGCGCTCTTCTTTGGAAAATGCATTTGCCATGATTGGCTCCTATTTCAAAATGGTTTACTTGGCCGCTTGCTTCGACTTCTTGTACTGGAGGACTTTGGTGAAGTCCCCAGACTTTGCCGCCTCTGCGCGCAGCCGCTCGAGGGTTGAGTCCACAGTCCCAGACTTGTTGCCAGTTCCCTGGACAGTGCGTTCCGGTGCCGTGGCTGCTTTGCGTTGCGTAACTTTCAATTGAGTCTCCAGTTTAGCCACCGCGAAAGCAAATTTCACGGGGTCGGTGATGGTCGAGATTTCCTTCGCCTTCTTCGGGTTCTTGCCCAGCGCGTAGATGACCAGTGCGGGGTTCTCAGCTCCTTGCAGTACGATGCCTTGCTGGGTGACGTTGAAGACGTCCTGGGCTACTGCCTCGGCGTCGTCGAAGTCCTTCACCTTCAGCTCAGTTTTCGCTTTGCCGTAGGCGTCCAGTTTGGCCTGCCAAGCTTTCTGCTGCTCTTTCTGTGCAGCTTCGGCCTGGGCTGCAGCTTGATCGGCGTCACGTTTCCGGTCGTACCAAGCTGTCAGTGCTTGCTCGAACTTCTCAGTGTCGTAGTCGTGGTCTTCGAGAGTGGGCTTCTTGCCCAGGGCTGCCGGCTTGGTCTCAGCAGTCTTGGTGGCGTTGAGCTTCTCTTCCAGTTCACGGATGCGACGCTTGTCCTCGCGGTTGGTCTTGCGCAGTTCACGTACCCATTCAGGCGCTTGGGTCTCTTCCTCGGTGGGCGGCGTTTCCTCACCAATGGTTACCACAACGTCATCGGACTCGGTGGCAGTTTCCTGGGTGCCTTCGCCTTCGTTGTCATCGGACTGGGTTTCGTCGGTGCTACCGTCTTCGCCCTCGCCGTCCACAACCGTGGTTTCGTCTTCCAAGGTTACCACTTCATCGTCTGCCGTTGCTTGGCCGTCTGCCTTTTTGTTCATTTCAATGACCCCATTCAAAACTCACCCATTAAAGCGGCTGGGTGGGAACCGCATAAACAAAGATCTTACAGTGGAATGCCGTTCTGTGATACAGTTTCGGCCCCTTGTGGTTGGACTTGGCCCAAACCACCGAACTTTTCAATGACCTCCATGGCCTGGCGCTGTTCTGCCGAGTCCACATCAGCCAAGGTCTTCATGGTCTTGGCCTTGGTTTCATCTGCCTGGGCCACCGTGAGGATGGTCTTGGCACGTGCCTGAGTGGCGTTGGCGCTGGCTTCGTCAGCTGCCGCCTGCAGGTACTGGGTATTCGGATCGGGCTGTTGGTTGGCCTGCTCATCAGCCATGGCTTGCTGCTCTTCCTCTGTGGGCTTGACGACTCCCATGCGGAGCAGCTTCTTGCGGAAGTAGTCACGCACCTCAGTGATGCCCTCGCCTTCCATGTTCATCATGGCCATGGCGCCAAGGACCTGTTTGGTCTCGGCGTCATCAGTCAGAGAAGCCATGCCGGTCAGGGCACGGACGGTGGCTGCTCGCTTGCTTGCAGACGATGGACCAACATCCACATTGACGTCGAACTCGGCTTCAGACAGGTCGTTCTCAGTCTCAATCTCGCCCTTCTCGTTGACCACAGGCTTGGCCAGCTCGACCGACTGCATCTCGTTTTGTGGGCCAATGGACTTCATCTTGCGGCCTTCTTCGACCAGCACGTCACGAGCCATGCTCAACCAGATTTCACCCGAGCGCTTGATGGCCTTGCTCATGTTGCTCATGTAGATGAAGGTCTGCATGTCGAGCTTGTTCTGCACGAGCTCAACCGCCTTGCCGCTGATATTGGGCTGAAGCTCCTCACCTGCCTGCTGGTTGCCCAAGAGGTCTTGCATGTCCTGCTCGGTAATCTGCAGCAGAGCCGCCAAGGCCTGAGGGATCTGAGGCGGCTTGGTGTAGCCGATCGGACCAGAGATGGCTTGGTTGCCGTTGGCGTCGGTGATGGGGTTGACCAGCAGATAGGGGAAGTTCTTGATGTTGTCATCAGCCCACATCATCTGGTGGCCAGCAACCTGCTCAGGCGTGAGGATTGGCTTCTCAACCGAGGACAGGGCGCTGATTTCACCGAGCTTCGACAGCTGCATATTCTTCAGGCGCTGAGCATCCTTGGCCAGTCGCACATGGCCCATGCAGCGTTCGACGTTGTCCACGAACCAGCGCTTGCCGTACATGGGCACTATGGGGATGCACTTGCCGGCGATATAGCCGCAGTCCTCGAGGATCTTGGCGCCTGACAGGATGTACTTGCGGACACGGCGACGCTTGATGTTCTTCTGGCGGACCTCGCGGCTACCAACAGCCAGCAGGCGCTCTTCCAAGGTCTCATCGGCCTCGAAGTCGGCGTCCTTGTAGCGTTCCTCATCGCCGTTCAGGGTTTCCCAGACGTAGACGGTCTCACGGGTTTCCTCGACGCGGTAGTACTCAGCCACGAAGACGACATCAGGCGTCAGCCAGTCAAACTCGTATTGGTGGACTTCCTTCGGCCACGAGGCAGGGTCGTCTCCCCATTCATCCTTGTAGGCTTGGCGCGTCATGGACGTGATGACGAAGCAGCGCTTGGCATCGGCCTTGTCTTGGCGCTTGGCGTTCAGGTCAAAGAACACAGACGAGTCGGCATCGAAGATCGGCTCAATGCGGATCCGCTGCTTCTCGTCTTCTTCATCCTCTTCATTCTCGTACACGGTGCGCAGACGCCAGGCTCCAAAGCCACCGGCCACACCTTCCTCGAAGGCGTTGTCGTAAGCTTCCTCAGCACCGCTGTCCTGCTCATCAGCGCGGTACAGGCCGTCGCACGTGTCAGCCAGCTTGTCGTACTCCTTGCCTTCCTTGCTCACGAAGTCGACGGTGATGCGGTTGTTGCGGTACTCGTTGATGATGCGGATGACGGCCAAGTGGATCTTGTTGACCTCGAACTTGGGCTTGTTCTCGAACTGCTCGCCCAATGGACCCTCCCACTGAGCACCTGCAATCGAGTAGAAGCGCCGGTCTTGGAGGCACTGCAGCCGCTCATCGCGCAGGGCAGATTGGATGTTGTCAAACTCAGCGAGCGCCTCCTGGTGGATGGCAGCAAGTCGTTGCTCTTTGGATGGTCGGGCCATGGTGGTTCCTTATCGGTTGAAGTGATGGGTGGACGCGATCGGCTCGACCTTGACGTCCTTCTTGAAGTTGATCGGCCATTCGTAGTCGACGCAGTAACCGACTGCGGTGGTGATGTGCTGGTACTCGCTGTCCTCCTCGAGGAAGGTGCTGCCCTTCTTGATCTGCACGGTGGCAAAGCCTTTGTGAACGTACTTGGCCTTCTCAATGTTCACGAACAGACTGACCTCGCCCTTGGCGTTCTTGATCTTGGCACGCACAGCGTTCTGCCTGTCCTTGATGGCTGGAGCTGCGTTCTTCACCTTGCGCGTCACCGTCCAGTTGTTGGAGCGCAGCACCTGTTCCATCTCGGTGTAGTCAGAGGCGTGTCCATGCTTCTCACCAGCACGACCTGCAGGGTCACCGTAGATGATCACGCTGCGGTTCTGGTGGTTCTTGAACTTCTCCACGAACTCGAGGGCCGACTGCCTAGCCACTGCCGATTGGAGGACAATCTCGTCAAGGATGAAGAAGTCATTGCCACGACGCACACCAACCCCTGAACTCATGGGCGTGAAGTTGAAGTCATGGTGCCACATCAGTTGCTCATTGGGCTTGATGACCTCGTTCGTGTAGTTGTCCGGGCTGTAGTCCTCATACACGCGGCCCGACGCAGTCTCGAAGCTGGCCTCGTACTCCTGCCGGTATTGACGGGGCGACATGCGGCGCTTGGCTGCATCGATCACGTCCTTGGGCAGAATGTCTGCGCTCTTCCACGTGTACAGCTTCCAGTCAGGGTCGCCACCGGTCCGAGCGTACTCAGCCATCTCGAAGTAGTGGTTCAAGCCGTCAGGAACACCGATCAGCCAACACCATGGGCGGTAGTCAGGCTTCAGCGGGTTGAACGTGTCGAGAGCTGGGCTGATGTTCTCCTGCCACGCGCCTTCGCGAACGTCGGCAATCTCGTCGATGACGCCTCCGATCCAGAGCACACCTTCCATGCGCTGAGGTTGATCGAGACCGATGAGGCTGATGGTGCTGCCGTTGGGCAAGCGGATCTGGAGCTCGGACTCGCTGACTGAGCGGTCGCCGAGGACTGACGTGAAGCAGAGGCGCTTGAGATCAGCCCAGTAGATCCGCTTGACTTGGTCCCGGGTAGGAGCAGCCACAAAGTAAGGTCCTGGTTCCCTCATGGCTTCGCGCACCACAAAGCGCTTGGCCCTTTCAGTCTTGCCAGACCGTCGCCCCGCTGGGACCACCTTGAACCGCACCTTGTCATTGACTAAGGCGGTTTGAACTGAGTGCTCGGTCAGTGGATACCAGCGCTCCATGTCCTTCTGATGGGCGATGTCGATCATACTGGCAGCTTCTCCGCGATCGACTTGAGTGTCTCGGCCACAGCATCAGAGTTGCCGCTGACGGAGACGGTTTGCACAGCAAGGCGTGGTGCGTAGTACGGGGAGGCGGCCTTCGCCGCATCGATTCGTGTGGGGAAGTCTGCGTAGACCTCTTCTTCCACAAGTTCCTTGCTCTTCTCATTGCCCTTGGCGTCATACTTGATGACCCAGCGCTTGTGCTTGATGCCTTCACCACGGCTGACCTTGAGCAACCACTCATGTGGGAGCAACCCAGTCTCCATGGCGGCTTCACGGGCTTTGGCCGTAACTTTGGCGAGCGTTCCTTTCGGTCGCCCAGCACCTGCTCTTGCTCCACCAACTGCCATATCCGACTCCACAAAGAATATTTGAATGCGTTTCACATGTTGGAGTGGATCGTAAACCATTTCATTGGTGGCGTAAACCTCTCTATCACGTGTGGAGTTCTTCGTACACCCCGCTTTATGGCCGCCACTCACTCTGATGGCGCAGCCTGTGTAGCGGGTTCTGTAGCAACATAAGTTGTTGACCTGTAAGGAGTTTTTCAGAAACTACATAATATACAGTCTTCTTCTCTTTCTTTCTTTCTTAAAAGTAAGTAAGAGAAAGATAGATAGAAGATATATTCTTCTTTGTTATAGGAATAAAGAGAGGGCCGACTGCGTAGCGCGTAAATTCTGTAGCGGTGTACTAAGACCTTGGTTCATAATACAATAATTATTGTTAATTAAGGAGAACTCTTGTGAAAAAAGGTAACCTCGATAAGGACTTAGCTGATCTTGTGGCCAAGATTCAGAAGTCAAAGCGTGAAGAAGTCCGTGATCAGATACTTAGATTACAGGCCGCAGTTGGATCCACTGATGATCTTTTTATCGATGGTAGAAAGAAAATGTGGCAAGAAGGTGGCTCTGCACGTGGCAAAGTGGACTCACGGCCGGCCAAACCTCAACCAATGGAATACAAAGTTTCGTGGCGTGGGGGCGGTTCTATTGAGTGCTCTGCCATTGACGCAGCCAAGATTGCCAAGCGGTCAACTATCGGGCTTGGTGTCAGTGTGGCAAAACTCGGCTCCCTCAATATAAGGGACGGCGACGAACTCATCACAATTAGGCGGCTATAACCCACCGTTTACGCCGCAAGATAATCGAGCTAGAATCTGCCTTGGCCGCCCCGGTCGTGACGTCTCCTTCGGTTGTCAAACCCTGGTCCGCGTCGATCCCTCAGCAAGGTTCATGATCGGGGTGGCCACCTTTTTCGTGCGGCTGAGCGCACGGTGGGCCGATGCTGAGGCGGCTATGATCGACGAATTGAGGACCGAAACAAGATGGCAACCAGAACAAAGAAGGTGGCACCAACCGCCGACCACAAAGCAACTGCATTAGTAGAAACAAAGCTCAAAGGGAGTGGACTCACACTAGAAGACGCTAAACTGCTGAAGATGACAGCGCTCAGCGCTCAGCAGACAGCTCAACACCACCAAGCATTCAAGCAGCTCTGCAGTTTGAAGATCGAGTACCTCGATCCTGCAGGGTTTCCCATTTCCGACTGGCCAGGAGCCAAGCCGTTCTATCGCATCAGGTACCTCGAGACACCGACTGATTTTGCGGCTATGACCGAGAAGAAGCCGGTTCGGTACGTGCAAGAACCCAACACGGCACCAGTCGCCTACTATCCAGGTAACCAAGATTGGTCATCACTTCTCAGCGATACCGACCAGCCGATCATCCTTACTGAAGGCGAACTCAAAGCCGCTAAGGCCTGCAAGGAAGGTTTCCCCACTATCGGACTTGGCGGCGTGTACAACTGGCGCAGCCACAGGCTCGGCCTCACTTGGCTCCCCAGCCTGGACTCAGTCATCTGGCTGAAGCGCAACGTCTACATCTGCTTCGACAGCGACTACAAGACTAACCCCATGGTGTGCGCTGCTTTAAGGGAACTTGGTGAAGAGCTCCATCGCCGCGGCTGCTTCGTTCATCTCGTCTCGTTGCCTCAGCTGCCCGGCCTCGAGAAGGTAGGCCTTGACGACTTCCTCGTGCACGCCGGCCCCTCAGCTGTCTCGATGTTCCGTGGCTTGCTCACTGAAGCCGAGCCGCTGGGACTGACCGCCCCGCTTTGGGGACTCAATGAGAAGTACGTCTACGTCCAAGACCCTGGCCTCATTGTTGACCAAGACACTCGGTTCAAGGCGTCTCCGTCTGCCTTCAAGGAGCATCTGCAGGCTCCCCTGAACTACCATGAGCGCAACCTCAAGCAAGACGGCTCAGTCTCCTTCAAGGCGGTCTCAGCTGCTGCTGCTTGGCTCAAGTGGCCACTCCGCACTGAGGTCACGAAGATCACGTATAAGCCAGGCAATGGCCGCTTCATCCAAGATCCTCGCCCCATGTTCAACATCTGGCCGGGCTGGGGTGTCGAGCCAGTTGAGGACGACGTCACGCCGTTCTTGGAACTCGTTGGCCACATCTTCAAGGGCAGCGAGCCTGAAGCCATGGAGTGGTTTCTCAACTGGTGTTCGTACCCACTCCAACATCCCGGCACGAAGCTGTTCAGCTCAGCGGTCCTGCACGGCATCCGCCACGGTACCGGCAAGTCTCTGATCGGCTACACCTTGGGCAGGATCTACGGACAGAACTTCACCGAGATCAGCCAGATGGATCTTCACAACAGCTTCAACGAGTGGGCTGAGGGCAAGCAGTTTGTCATGGGCGATGATGTGACAGGGTCAAACAAACGTGCCGACGCCGACTTCTTGAAGAAGCTCATCACACAGCGCGAACTCCGAGTCAATGGCAAGTACGTGCCAACCTACGTGGTGCCTGACTGCATCAACTACTTCTTCACGGCCAACCATCCAGACTCATTCTTCCTTGAAGACGATGACCGCCGCTTCTTCATCCACGAGGTGCAGGTAGGCCCCATGGACGAAGAGTTCTACATGAACTATGACCTGTGGCTAGACACTGGCGGGAGCAAGGCAGTCTTCCACTACCTGCTCAACCGCGACACAGGCGACTTCAACCCAGCAGCCCCTGCCTTCAAGACAGCAGCCAAGGAGCGGATGATCGCGAACGTGCAGTCTGATCTGGCCGGTTGGGTGCGGACCCTCTTGGCTACTCCTGACCACATCTTGCGGGTCGGTGAGATGGTCATCAACAAGGACCTGTTCACCTCGAAAGAGTTGCTGCAGTTCTACGATCCGTCGGGCAAGACCGGGACCACGGCCAACGGGCTGGGTCGTGAGCTGGCGCGTGCTGGAGTCCGTCAGGTATCTGGTGGGAAGCCGGTCCGCTTGTCCGATGGTTCACAAGGCAGGTTCTACGCGGTTCGCAACCAAGATGCTTGGCTGTCTTCACAGCCACAACTCATCTCAAAGCACCTCGAAGACTGGGCGAAGAAGCAAAGCGGCGTGCAAAAAGCTTCAAAATATTGAAACCACATGTTTACAGCTACGCAAGCACGGCTGTAAAATACAACCTGCTGAGGGAATTGTCCCAACGCGATTTTCCAAACCACTTGAAGGAGTGAATCATGAATGCAAAAGAGATCAAGGCCGCATTGGCCAACGAAGGTGTGCAAGCTGCTATCGAGAAGCAAGTTGCTGCTGCTGTGAAGGCCGAGACCAAGCGTGTCCTGGCCGTGGTCAAGGAAGCCGAGCTGCCCGAAGACAAGGCTGCTGCCAAGGCAACCAAGGCCGTGCTCAAGTCCATCGTGGACGGCATCAAGGAAGCTGCGTAAGCAGTCTGTCCAAGTGGATAGGAGACTACGGTCTCCTTTTCTTTTTCACCTCAATGTAAGTAAGGAGTTTCACATGACAGACAAAGAGATCGAACAGGAGATTCAGGCCAAGGGTAAAACTGCCTTGCGCGTCACTCCTGAGATGATTGAACACAACATTCTCAGTGAGCACTATTTCACAGCAGCTGATGGCCGCACCGGTGCACTTGCCGTTGGGACCTACGTGGGCCGTGAGAAACCTGAGGCCTATGACGAAGATCTGAAGCCACTGAGCCTATTGACCTTTTGTGTGCTGGTTCTTCGCAACGGCTTCACTGTCACTGGTGAGTCGGCTTGCGCCAGCCCGGAGAACTTCGATGCTGGGATTGGTCAAAAGGTCGCTCGTCAAAATGCTGTGCAGAAGATCTGGCCTCTTATGGGTTATGAACTGCGCAGCAAAATTATGTACACACCTGAACTTGCTGGAGGAAACTAATCATGCGTTGCTACCTCGTAACAGGCCCTGGTGCCAAGCGTTACGCCGCCACGAACGCCGATGCTCGCGCAACACGCGATGCACTGGTCGAGCAGCTGGACTGCAAGAAGAAGGACGTCACTATCGAGCAGACCGACATCCCGGTCGCCAAGGCAGACCTGCTCGAGTTCATCAATACCCTATGCGCCGAGACCGACAAGGAAGGCGAAGCAGAATGAGCCAAGTCCGTCTGATCGCATTCACCCAGCCGATTGAGCTGGAAGGCGTCCAGACGGGCGAGGAGCTGGTGGCCTACTGCGCTCGGGTCTCGAACCCAGCCAACCAGGCCAATCACGAAACGGCTCCTCGCCTGCTCAACTATCTGGTCCGTAACCACCACTGGTCGCCGTTCGAGATGGCACATGCCGTCATCGAAATCCAGACGACCCGTGACATCGCCCGCCAGATTCTGCGCCACCGGTCCTTCAGCTTCCAAGAGTTCAGCCAACGGTACGCAGAGGTTGATGCTGAGCCGGTGCTGCGTGAAGCCCGCCTGCAAGATGCCAAGAACCGTCAGGCTAGCATCGACGTGGATGACGCCGACCTACAGGACTGGTGGAATCAAGAGCAGCGCGCTTTAGCTGACAACGCAATCCACTCTTACCAAGCAGCTCTGCGCCGCGGTCTGGCCAAGGAGGTAGCTCGTGCTGTCCTGCCTGAGGGACTGACTCCAAGTCGTCTCTACATGGCCGGCTCAGTTCGCAGTTGGATCCATTACATCCAACTTCGCGCCGGTAACGGTACCCAGAAGGAGCACCGTGAGATTGCGGTCATGTGCCGCCTTGCTTTGCTCCATGTCATGCCATCACTCCAGGAGATTCTCGATGCAACGCAAGATCACTAAGCAGGTCCCGATCAAGGACATGGTCAACCACCCACCGCACTACGCTGAGACCGATAATGGAGTCGAGTGCATAGATGCCATTCGTGCCGCCCTGGGCAAGGAGCAGTTCATCGGTTTCCTGCGAGGACAAGTCATCAAGTACCAGTGGCGCCTGGGCAAGAAGGACAACTCGGTGCAGGACAACAAGAAGGCCATCTGGTATGCCACAAAGCTCGACGAGATGCTCAATGAAGCGTAGTTACTATCTGCGTAATTCATGGCAAGACCAATTGACCACTGTCGGTTGGTGGGTAGTCATGTTGGTCATAACCTTAGTAACACCTGCAATTCTAGGTGCTTACCTTAAACTGATCTATCGAGCATTCATGTTCGGTTGGAGCATCCTATGAGCAAGGCGTTCGCGACCTTAGGTCTCCCTGAGACCGCGACGCCTGACGAAGTCAAGGCCAAATGGCGGGAACTCTGCATGATCCACCACCCAGACCGCGGAGGCAACTCCGTGGAGTTCAACGCAATCAGGAAAGCCTACAAAGCGGCCATGGAAGAAGCCAGCGAGCCAAAGCCATGCAGCACTTGCAAAGGTTCTGGCAAGGTCACTCAGACGGCTGGTTGGTCCTCGATTGAGATGCCATGCCAGGTGTGTGGAGGTTCAGGTCATGCCTAAGAAGCCCAAGACCGTGCAGGTCGGCAGCCGCGAGTACTTCGATGCGCTGCTGGCCTTCTACACGAACCGGTCAACAGCCATCACTCGTGGTCGAGGCAACCTGAGCCGTGAGGACCTCGAGTACGTCGCCCAAGCGGCTGAGAAGCTGAAGGACAAGCGCCTGCAGGAATGCATCGCTGAGCTGATCGGCTGGGGCGACGATGAACGGTCTGAGCTTGAGACGCTTCTGGCCATCGGCTTTGAAGCCATGAAGCTCTGCAGCCCAAGTCGCTTACGTGAAGCAGCGATGCGGGTCAGTTTGAAATACTACATGAAGAAGGAATTCAGCCATGCCCAAGAATCAATCGACAACTCAGCTGGTCGCGTACCTGGTGCCGAAGCAGTTGCCAGTCATCCTGGCCCTAGTGATGGGGTTCCGAGCACCGCCGTGTCTGGCAGTGTTCAAGGACAAGGTCACTCAACAGGTTGACATCGTCGAGGTGCCACTATGAATGATTGCACTCAAGACTGCCGCCAAGGACGCGACTGCGTCTGCGGTGGCATCACTCACGTTTACCCAATGGGCGATCTTCGAGACCACCAAATCAGCAAGAAGTGCTGGTGCAGCCCAAAGGTCGAAGAAGACGGTAGTCTGGTAATCCACAACTCAATGGACGGTCGCGAGGCCTTTGAAACAGGCGAAAGGAAACCATCATGAAACCAATGCTTGCATCGCCAGCAGGTCCTGTCATACCATTCCCAATGCTGCTCAGCCCCAAGCTGGACGGCATTCGTTGCTTGATCATCGATGGGGTAGCCGTTGGCCGCAGCCTGAAGCCGATCCCCAACAAGTACGTGCAGCTGCTGTTCGGTCATCAGGAGTTCAATGGCCTCGATGGTGAACTGATCGTCGAGTCTCCATTGGCCAAGGAGGTCTTCCAAGTGACGTCATCCGGCGTCATGAGCATCGAAGGCCAGCCCAAGGTGAAGTTCTATGTGTTTGACGACTTCTTAGAAAACGGCCGGTTCGAGAACAGACTGCGCTCCGCTTTCAGCAGAACCAAGAAGCACACTCACTTCATGCCAGTGCGCCACGACTCGGTCTTCAACGACGCCGACATCACTCGTTGGGAAGAAGATTACCTTGCGGCTGGCTACGAAGGTGTGATGCTGCGCCACCCTGATGGTCCGTACAAACATGGCCGCTCAACGGCCAAGGAGGCGTGGCTGCTGAAGGTCAAGCGCTTCGTCGACGCGGAGGCCAAGGTCATCGGGTTCAGTGAGGCTCAGCACAATGCCAATGAAGCCAAGCGCAATGAACTGGGCCAACTCGAGCGTTCGAGCCACAAAGCAGGCAAGATCGGTAAGCAGACGCTTGGTGCCCTCATGGTCAAGGACCTGAAGACTGGCGTCGAGTTTGACATCGGTACCGGGTTCACTGAGTCTCAGCGCCAGCTGCTCTGGGTCATGGGCGACAACCTGATGGGCAAGGTGGTGAAGTACAAATCACAACCGACTGGTGTGAAGGACAAGCCGCGCTTCCCAGTGTTCCTCGGCTTCCGCGATAAGGTGGACATGTGAAGACCGACACAGAACGCCTCGATGCAATTGGCGAGCACGGTCTCTGCATCTCACGCCATGACGTGATGGGTCCTGACGGTTGGGACGAACGCTGGGTCTGCCACTACCAAGACCGCATGGCCGTGGCTCCAACCATTCGTGAGGCCCTTGACGCAGCAGTCTTGGACATCACGACCGGTGGCCAACTTCCAAATTAAATTTGAAATTACCTGTTTACATCAATCAGGTTTCACTCTAGAATCTAATCACGGTCAACAACGACCGCAACCAAACTTGCTGAGGAGCTACAAATGAAGATTGAAATCAAGTGCTGGTTCAGCGGCAGCACTTTGTTCTCGCATGAGGCTGAGGACAACTCGATGAAGTTGACCCTGGAGGCTGCGGCCTCTGCCGGTGCCGACCTGGCCGGTGCCAACCTGGCCGGTGCCAACCTGGACGGTGCCAACCTGTACGGTGCCAACCTGGCCGGTGCCAACCTGGCCGGTGCCAACCTGGACGGTGCCAACCTGGACGGTGCCAACCTGGCCGGTGCCAACCTGGCCGGTGCCAACCTGGCCGGTGCCAACCTGGACGGTGCCAACCTGGCCGGTGCCAACCTGGCCTGTGCC